TACTTATTCAAAGATGGCAGCATGATTGGCTTAAATAAACAACTACTCTGCGATTACATTGATTGGATTGCGGCCAAACGTATGACCGCCATTGGATTAAAGCACCATCTAAAGGTAGGAAGTAATCCTTTACCATGGACTGCTAAATGGATTGCCGGAGCAGAAGTTCAAGTTGCTCCTCAAGAAACTGAGATTACACAATACGTTATTGGTGGTACCAAGCAAGACGTTACAGAAAACACATTCAAAGGATTTAGCCTATAATGCTACAAGTTTACAGTAAGAAGAACTGCCCCTTTTGCGATCAGGCAAAGGCACTACTAAAAAGCAGAGACGTTGTTTTTGAAGAAATTAAAATCGACGAAGATGACTCTGCTCGTGAGTTTATTTTGTCTGAAGGACATCGCACAGTTCCACAAATCTACAAGGACGGAAAACCTTTTGTACAGGGCGGCTTCCAAGGCCTGTCAAAACTAACCGCCGATGAGTTTAAGCAACGTCTAGAAAGTTAATATGTTATTATCAAATTCAAGAATCGCAGCAGGCGATATTGCAGCCTTCAAACTGGTCAATGGTGACGAAGTCATTGGCAAAATCGTAGAGCTTAAAGACTCTGGCTATCTTGTTGACCGTCCAATGGTCATCATCCCCGGCTCTAAAGGGCTCATGCTTATGCAGGCCATGTTCAGTCTAAATAAAGATAAGTCGGTGGAGATTAATCGTGAACACGTAATGATGACCTGTGAAGTCATTGATGAACTACGCGATCACTACACAGAGACAACCACAGGCATTAAGCCTATTACCAAGGGCAGTATTATTACATCATGAGTGGACCAGTTACCTACGGTGAAATACCTTTTGCCAGCACAGTCACTGTAGGTGACAGTAATTCTGCACCTGGAAACTCGGGCAGTCTTATAGTAAGAACAGGCCCAAACCCTAAGATCAGCGCCGCCGCCCTGGCAGCAGCTCAGGTTGGTATGGATGATGTTGATGACGGCACACCAGGCGGTGCAGCCCGTGCCAAGGCCTACAGAGAAGCGCAGGTAGCAGCCGGTATATACAAGCAAGAGGATTTAGATAAAGGCGATAATGCCGTTGCCAAAGAAGTCGACAGTCGTCCACCGCCTACTATAACAGGAACACAGGTTGACTGTACTGCTATACACGAAAGCTTTAATCTAAACACAATGATCACTCCCAACGTTAGATTAAAAGAGTTTATCTACGATTTCCCACAGATACCCAATCACAAGTATACAGCAGTATGTCCTCAGATGGGTCTTAGGCCCGACGAAATCGTCTGTAACCTAGGCAACCTCTGCTATAACATCTGGGAACCCCTAAGGACCAGATACCCTAATGCTATTATTACCAACAACCTAAGAACTGGTGCTTCTATTGGTGCCGGGCCACACGGCACTGGACAAGGCATGGATATACAGTTTACTAGATCCGGTGGAGGTAGTATCAACCCCAGCGAATATTTTGCTCTAGCACAGTGGATGAAAGACAATATTAGCTACGATCAGCTCATATTAGAATACGCAAGCACCGGTGGTGGCGGACTTAAAGCATGGATACATTGCAGTGTCTACTTTGGCACTGGACTAAAAGTACTACCAGTGAATCGTGTATTGACAATGATGAATCATCGCGTGGCCAGCGTAGGCTTGGCAAACTTAGCAAACTGACATGGCAGCACTAACAGGATTAATGGTATTGGCAGGATCGGGTATGCTGAAAGATGACAGCGTACAGGTTAGTCCTGATCTCACAGCGGCCGCAGACAGTTTCAACTCTGCAGGACTTAGTAGCATGGTACAATCTGCCTATGCTTCTAGTAGCGCCGAAATTAAAGCAGCACTGACCTTGTTGCCCGGTGTTCTTTCAGGCATGCCTGCACCGGGAGCTGGCAGTATTGGCGAAGGTACTAATCTAATAGATGCCGTTACATCACAGGCAGCTAGCATAGTTGAAAATGGAGCCAAAGGTTTCGCCAGTATATTTGGACAGACTAGCAGCCATGCTGCTACTTCTTTCAGCTTTTCTGGCGCACTGGCGCAGGCACAGGGAAGATCTTTTGACGACATGGGGTTTACCTTTGCTGACTATGATGATGTATTAACCGGCGGTGTAAGCAATCAGTTTAACGTTGACACCTTGCCCACTCTCAGTGCAGAGTTGTCAAACTTTGGTACATTTTTTAGCACCAAAGATTTATATAATATGACAAACCCAGGCAGCGTGGCCTCTAACCTCATTGATCAAGGTCTGGGACTTGTCGGTGATCTAGAAGCCATGCTAGAAGAAGAAGGTCTAGACATGGATAATCTAGAGGATGAAAATCCCACAGTGATCTTGGATGTAATGAGTAGAATCACTGGCAGCGACTTAGATGAGATTATTGATGCCACAGGTTTTGTGCCTCCACCCAACGCACAGATTGAAACCATGGCAGATCTTTTTGAGATTGACAACCTGCTAACACCTGAAGCACAGAGTGCCTTAGGGGACGAACCCACAGTTGATGACCTAAGTCGTAAGTTCAGTAACATTGGTGGGCGCTTCAAAGATGTTGCTGCCATGGGCAAGTTATACAGCAGTCTAGAGCTTACTAGCTTTCCTAGATTAAAAGAACTAGGAACATTGGTACCCAGCGACATGGAAATAGACCTGTCATCTACACTAGGCAAAGGGTCAGGAGAACTAGGAAATCCAACTATAGCTGATATGATGGGCAGCGTGGCTGGAGTTGGCTACATTGATAACCTAAAGAAGGTTGCTGAAATACAGGCAGACTTGTTGGCCAACAGTCCCGAAGTTCAAGATCTAGCACAGTATCTGGCTACTACACCTAATCCAGATCTTGCTACACTAGATTCTTTGATTTACAATATCAACTCCAAGCCCGAACTAATCGAAACACTAAACAGGGGCAAGACAGCAATGATTGATATTACCGAACGCCTATCTACAGAAAAGAGCAATATTGACGTAGCATCAATCAATACTGCTGTTTCAGCCAGCACACAAAGTCTAGTTAGCATGGCCGGTAATCTACATGGTTATGGAGTGGACCCGATGAACCTGGATATGGGTTCAGTGTTAGAAGGCTCGGCCAAAGACAATGTCTACGGGGATGCAGTTAAGGCTAGCCTGATCGAAGGTCGTAATCTGGGACGACTGGCAGTGTTTGGAATCAAGCCCGGAACCAAAATGGATGCAATAGAATACGCAAACAGCCTAAAAGGAATCAGTTTTTAAGGCTGTTTTGCCCGTTGCTCTCCGCTGAGTTATCTGTTACTATTACTAAGATAACATTTCAGTAAATATTTTACCCTGAAAGGAGACTATTATGTACGCAGATAATGCACGTAATAGGATACTGATGGTTTTGACGTCATTTGTTGTAATGGTGTCATTGAGTTTTAATGTTAGACAGTCCTTAGACGTTCAGCAATATCAAACCATTGTATCTGAGACCCAAGAGGTCCTAAAAAATGTAGCCCAGGCTACTGTTATGCCAAGTTTAGGCAGTATTAGAACAGTACCTGTTAATGCCACAGAACTACAGTGTATGGCCAGAAACATCTATTTCGAAGCCGCAACACAAAGTCTAGTGGGCAAAATCGCTGTGGGTCAAGTAGTGCTCAACCGCATGACGAATCCAAACTATCCTAAAACAGTTTGTGGTGTTGTTAACCAACGAGTTGGAAACACCTGTCAGTTCTCATGGACCTGTGAGGACGGCAAGGAAGTTAAAAACAGTGGTGCCTGGAAGCAGAGCCAGCAGGTAGCCTATGACCTTCTAAGTCGTGACCGCAAGGACATGGTAGACATCACAGAAGGCGCAACACATTTTCATAGACTTGGCCTAAAGCCTGGTTGGAAACTCAAGCCGGTTACTAAAATCGACGATCACATGTTTTATAAGTAAATACGTAATACAGCGAAAGGCCTAGTATGTCACGCAAACCAAAAGCACTAGAAGTGCGAGAAGCAGTTGAATCAGATTTTGTTGAAGATGACGATTTAGACATTGACGATACAGATTATGGTTTCATCGTAGGCCAAGATGGAACACTTAAAACATTTTTCTGCCCCGACGACCCAGCTGGGGAACCACCTAAAGAAATCCTGAAGATTTTAAAAATCTTCAAGCTAGCTGACATGAGCGATGTTTTAACCCGCCCAACTACCTTACATTGAGGTTGACAAACGGACTCTTTTCTCGTATACTGTAAGTACAGTAGTTATTAACCCACCGAGAAAGGAGCCCAAAATGGCACAAGTCCACAACCCCGGTCCACTGTATAAAGTCACAATGACTGAATACGAAAGAGGTTACGGTCAGCGCCCAATGGGGGAGACCTACTTTACTACCGAAGAAGAAGCCCAGCGTTTTTGTAAGGAATACGCAAGCGGCGGCCCGGACTGCTACTACAGGGCAGAGTACCGCAAAGTTAGTTAGTACTAACTAACCTAAAAGTAGTACTTTTCTAGTACTACTTTTTCGGTTGACAGCCTGCCCGTTTTGCGTTATAATACATACATGATGAAACGCAAAGCCCGCTCCGATCGTAAGCACGCCGTATATATGTTAGTAAACACTAACACCAACGAAAGCTATGTTGGTATTACGGTCTGCGGAAACGCCGTTCGGCAAGCTCTCAAAGTGCGTCTCCAAAAGCACATCCGCCGCGCAGTAACTGAAAACAAGGACTGGGCCCTGTGCCGTAGCATCCGCGAACACGGTGCTGAGGCTTTTGTAATGCTTTTAGTTGACGTTGTGCGTGGACGCAAGCCTGCTCACGCATACGAGCGCGAAATCATCAATGGTTCTGCGCCTGCACTAAACAGCCACTAAAACGGTTGACAGCCCGAACCGTTTTAGTGTATAATATACACATAAACAGCAAAAAGGAAATCAAAATGAATGCTATTCAAAAAACAGCTCTCAAAGAAACAGCCAAAACTCTTGTGGGACTTACAGCAATCGGAATCGCGATTCCTGCCGCAATTTTTCTGATTCCCATTGAAGTCCTAGGCGTAATCGCCGGTCTGGTCATGCTGGGCATGGGTGCTAAGATGATCTATGATACCAAACTCGCTGAGGCAAAATTTGACGCAGAGCGCAATAACCCGGTTGACTAAACGAGCCCGAACTGCTATAATACATACATAGACAGCAAGGAGCACACGATGAATACACTGATTGTTTGGGTAATGATTGTAGTAGGAACTGGTAGCAACTACAGCACTGGCCCGGAGTTCTCTAGCAAAGAGAAGTGTGAAGTTGCCGCTCAAACAATCCAGAAATCCGTTGACGATCTCCGCTGGGGCATGAGTATCAAAAAGCCCCTTTGTGTTCGTATTGAAAAGTAAGGAGCCCGAGATGACTATTCTTAATGTTGTAGAAGGTGTTGGCGAAGTTGGTATCGACGTTGAAGCCAGCCCCGGCAACGGTCCGTACTACATGATCCACTATGCCACAGGCATCGATGTCTGCGGATTTGATACAGTAGAGGAAGCTCTTGCCGAGCTTGAGTTTCTTGCAAGTTTCTAACAAGGCGCACGATGAAGTTCTATGAAGAAACTACCAAGTGGGAAACCAGTACCCCCAATCACACCTACCTCCTCAGCGATGACAAATCCAAGGCCTTTGCCTACGTTCGTGCAGGCACCCGAGCTGTCTTCAAATTCAAAGCCCCAATCCGGCTCGACCTTCGCGGACGAACTTTTAAGGCAGTACCAAATACTTTCGGGTACACTGTCGAAGAAGAAGTAACAAAAAACCCACAGTGGCAAGTAAAAGGCTCAAAAGGCGATGTTTATGTTGTGGAAAAGACAGAAAACAGTTATACTTGTACCTGTAGCGGTTTTAGATTCCGTGGCCGGTGTAAGCACATTGAAAGCGTACAATGAGATTCAAAGTTAAAACACAGCACTATGACATTGAGCCCGGTACAGTGCTCTACTACATTGGGCCCAGCATCACTGACACCAAGCGTACTGGCGAAGAACACTTTCTTTTGACCCCGAATCCTGTCCAGCAGGAGCCCTTGTACATTGTTCCTTTAACCAAACTTCAACCTGTGAAAGACTGATATGGGACTTGATCAATACGCCTACGTGGCTGCTAAGGCCGGTGCTCGAGACGAATACTACGAGACCACAGAATACAACGAGGAAACCAAGGAGTGGGTTAGCAAATTTCCCAAGCCCCGTGAGATTGCCTACTGGCGCAAGCATCCTAACCTCCAGGGTTGGATGGAACGGTTGTGGGAACGCAGACTCGCGGCCGAAGGCAAAACTCCAGGCACCACTGATTTTGGTTCATCTTTCAACGGCGTCGAACTTGAGCTTACTTGGGAAGATATCGATGAACTGGAACGTGCTGTGACTCACGGTCAACTGCCCGAAACCAAAGGTTTCTTCTTTGGAGACTCTTCAGACGAATATTACCAGGATCAAGATCTTGAGTTTGTCCGAAACGCTCGCGCAGAGTTGTTTGTTGGCCTTCGAGTGTTTTATAATAGCAGTTGGTAACTATGAAAAAACTTTGGTTAAACTGGAGCTACTACGATGTGCCTCAGCACACTCGGGAGTCCTTTGAGAATTATATCCTACATGGATACCGACCGGGTTCTTTTTTGTCTGCTGTTCTAACTAACAATTTCGTTAGCGCAGTTTGTTGCGCCGACACGGAGAACAAAAAGTATCTAATAGACATTGCCAAGTGGATGATTCATAATGCACCTGCCGTGTGCTGGGGCAGTGAACAAGCAGTCACTGACTGGATCAATGATAAAGATGGGGCACGTACTAGCTATTATGAATTTCAAGAAAAGAAACGTATGTGGCAGGCATTAACGGAGCATGAAAATGGATAAACCTTGGCAAGTAATCTCAGATCTGGAAAAACATTCCAGCCGCATCAACAAAGAACAGATTGTCTTTGAACAGGCGCGAGCCGGTAACAGCGAGTTCTTTGAAGGCTGTCGCCTTGCTCTAGACTCAATGGTTACCTTTGGTGTTGCCAAGGTGCCCGAGCGCACAGGTGCAGATGGTCCTGGCGTAGACTGGGATAGCTTTAGCTTGATCCTTACTGGCTTTGTCAATCGTAGCCTTACTGGTAACCTAGGTCGCGACACTCTCAATGAACTTATGAGCAACTGTACCAACTCACAGTGGAACGGTTGGTATCGTCGCATCCTTATCAAAGACCTACGCTGTGGCGTCAGTGACAAGACCATTAACAAAGTTGTAGAGAAAGAGTGGCCCGAATATGCTGTTCCTGTTTTTAGCTGTCAGCTTGCTCATGACAGTGCTAATCATGAGGGTAAGGTTACTGGGCGGAAACTCATTGAGGTCAAACTTGATGGTGTACGTGTCATTACTATTGTTTACCCTGATGGTAGGGTCGATCAGTTTTCACGCAATGGCAAAGAGCTGGTAAACTTTCCGCACATCAAAGAACAGATCGGACGTGTGGCCGCAAAGGGTGGCTTCTCTGGTGCCTACGTACTAGATGGAGAAGTTATGAGCTCCAGCTTTCAAGACTTGATGAAGCAGGTGCATCGCAAAAGCAATGTTGAATCCAGTGATGCTGTACTACACCTGTTTGACATTCTTACCTTGGACGAGTTTAACGCAGGTGTCTGCGACGTTAAACAACGTGATCGCAGTATTGCCCTGAAAGTTTGGCACGCCAAGCACGAAGCAGATCTGCCTAATGTTGCAGTGTTAGATCAAGAGCTTGTGGACTTAGACACTAAGCAAGGGCAAGACCGGTATCGTAAAATTAACGAACGTGCCATTGCCGGTGGCTACGAGGGCATCATGATCAAGGATCCTGAAGCTAAGTACGAATGTAAACGTTCAGTGGCGTGGCTTAAACTCAAGCCCTTCATTGAAGTAACCTTGGAGGTAACTAATCTTGAAGAAGGAACAGGAAAAAATGCAGGACGACTGGGGGCGCTTGTCTGCTCAGGAGTCGACGACGGAAGAGATATTCAAACAAATGTTGGTAGTGGGTTTAGTGATAGTGATCGTATTTCCTTTTGGGATGATAGCACTGGACTGGTTGGCCAGCTTGTGGAAGTGAGAGCAGATGCTATTACACAAAATCAAGATGGCACTTATTCGCTACGTTTTCCGAGGTTCCTCAGATTCCGTGGCTTTGAAGCTGGTGAGAAGATTTAACATGGAAAAAGGCGCACTTAAACATTTAATCTATGGTAGCATAGAAGAAATCGTCCGCGACAGCAGATATTACTACCACAGTAGTGTGGGGGAAAATTACAGCCACTTTACTGACGCAGGCAAAGAAGCTATCCAGGAGTTTATGGGTACAATGGCTTATAAGATTCGGGCTGCCGAAGAGGCGGATCTTGAACGTAGAGCACAGGAACAAACTCTAAAAACGTTAAAAACATGAAAATCCAAAACGACTGGACTGAACTAAATGAATTGGCCTTGGCTGACCCGCAACCTGGGGACTTTTGGGCCGAGCGCATCTATTGCCCTTACTTTGTTGTAGTCAATGTCAAAGGTGGTGCAATCACGGTATTGCCTACTATTGGGGAGAACAGTTCCCGGGTTGACAACAAGGATGGTACTTGGAGCTTTGACTACGGTAAAAGCCGAGTCGTAGATAGACTGTGGATGGAAGAACAAGTAAAATATAAAAACATTGAAGGCTTTGTTGCCGATGTTAGTCGCACCGATCGTTGGCTTAAAGTTGTCGAAGAGTGGACTGAATATCGTGTTCGTGCTATACTTAAAGAACTCGACGACCTAGGCCCCACAGCAAGTAAATACCTACTAACGAAAGACAAACATGAAGCCTAAATATCACGACGTGGCCTTGGCCGCCGGCGGCAGTCATTACCCCAGTGTGGGCGGAAAGTTGCTGGACACATATTCAGATATTCTAGTGCTAGAAGCTGTTAAGCTATTAGATGCGGCAGGTCATGCCGACAGTGCCCAACTACTTAAACAATATTTTGAGGTTGAACTATGAGTGAAATAACTATTGTTGGAGAAACCGTAGCCGAGCGCCGTGATTTTCTTAGGGACCTGTTAGCGTCGGGCGTATACCAAATCACATTTACTAAGATAAATGGTGAAACGAGGACCATGCCCTGTACACTACAACCGGATCTTTTGCCAAAGCCGATCAAAGAAAGCGTTGACCGGGACGTTCCTGCAGATGACCGGATTCCGGAAAATATGTCTGTCTGGGTTACAGACGCCAACGGCTGGCGTAGCTTTAAGATCATGAATGTTACCAGGGTAGAAACGCTGTGAAATCCAAGATCGACCCTGGCCAAGATAGTCCTAAAATAGAAAAGACCTCTGAGACTACCTGGATCATTGAACTTGAAGAAGATCCTGAAACTGGCGATGTTGTTATGCCCTTGCCCGAAGAGCTGATTCAAAGTCAAGGCTGGGCGATTGGCGATACACTAGAGTGGGATGTCAATGAAGAAACGGGAGAAATAGTCTTAAAGAAGTCAACTGATCAGTGAGTTACCGCGTTATATATGTACGCAGACGACGATGCCTGCGTATAACCCGAAAGGAAACTTACTATGAAAACTGTTGCTACTCTAATCGCTACCCTTGTTGCCGCTACCGCTTTTGCCTCTGAGCCTGCCAAGGCCCCAGCCGCACCTGCCAGCGCCGCTGTTGCCGCCGCTCCTGCTAAAAAGGAGGTAGCCAAACAGGCTGATACAAAAAGCGTCGCACCCGCCGCTACCGCGAAAACCGAAGCTCCTAAGAAGTAATCCGCATAGATTAACCGCCATCCGGTTCCAAGACGTTGACCCGTTAGATGCACCGGATGATGAGTTCTTATGCTCTAGTACTGCTCGTAGACCCAAGCTGGTACATCACGAAAGCGATGATGAACCGATTTCCGACTACGCACAGACTAGGCTTCTATTAGCCAGGTACTTTGCTCTTAAAAAGCGCCAAGAAGTTTGGGGGTAATTCCCCAAACTTTTTTCTTGACCAAAACTGCCACAGACTGTATAATACCAGTATGACTAAACTACGCACCAATGCCGCACCAACGCAGATGAAAAAGTACATTGCCTATAGGGAAAAACAAGGCAAGATGGCCGATCCAGCCTATTTGGCTATGTTTAAAACTGCCGAAGACTACAAGCGAGAGAAGGAAGCAGATCCTGAGTGGGCCAAGGATAATCTAGAGTACGATCTGCGTACCAGCGACATGATCGCTGAAAAGTGTCAAAGTGACAGCTACGCACAGAACCTCTACGCCGCACTCTGTAACATGCGTTGGCAACGCATAGAGGTCATGAACATCCTCAAGGACCAGTACTGGAGCTGTACCTGGCGCTATGCCGGCGGCCTAATCGCAGACATACTAGAACGTGGTGACTACATGGATTGGTACTGCTCAGGCATTGGCGGTGGCGACGAACCTGATACCTACAATGCTGGTCACGATCTAGCACGTAGCGGCTATGTGGCTGAAGGTCACGTGACCGAGGAGATCCGGGAAGACCTAGCCAGCCTAGGCTGGCAACCTGTGGAATGGGCAGACAAAGAGTAAAAAGGTAAAACAAACCGTTGCTTTTTCCGTTTGAACTCTATACAATAGAATGATGCTGTTAATCAGCTACACATTTAATAGGAGATTAATAAATGCGTATTTCTTCAGAAACCAAAACTGGTCGTTTGTTGACCGCCCTCCAAGCTGGTGAAGCTTTGACCGAAGGACAAATCCGTGTCCGTTTTGGTCTTAAGAATCCTCGTGCTAGCGTCAGCGATATCCGTTTTTCCGGATATGCTGTCTATGCTAACCAACACAAGGACACCAAGGGCCGCGTTACTACCAAGTATCGCATGGGCAAGCCCAGCCGTGCTATCGTAGCCGCAGGCTACAAGGCCATGGCACTTGGCCTAGCCTAAACGCTAGAGCGTACCCCCAAAGGCACTTTCGAGTGCCTTTTTTTTATGATTGTAACAAAACTGTAACACATTTTTGCGTAAATAATTTTATGCAGAAAACTTATCGTACTATATGTATCTCTGACGTACATCTAGGCACTAGGGACTCTAAAGCAGATCAATTAAATAATTTCCTCAAGCATAATACCTGCGAGACTCTGTACTTGGTTGGGGATATACTGGATGTGTGGCGCATCCAACAAAACAAATGGCGTTGGAAGCAGAGCCATACCAACGTGGTCCGTCGTATACTGGGACATGCCAAGCGCGGAACTCGAGTAGTCTACATTGCCGGCAATCATGATGAATTTTTAAGACCACTCATGCCCTACAATATTGGGTTTGGTAATGTAGAAGTTGCTAACCAAATCGAGCACATTGGCATAGACGGCCGACACTATTTGGTTGTACACGGCGATTTATTTGACGGTATTACAAGACTGGCACCTTGGTTAAGTTTCCTGGGTGATAAAAGTTATGATTTTGTTCTATGGCTCAATAATAAATTTAACTGGTGGAGACATAAACTTGGGTTTGGTTATTGGAGCCTGAGCCAGTATCTTAAACATCGTGTTAAAAAAGCTGTGGATTTTATTTTCCAGTTTGAAAAGAACCTGGTGGCCTACTGTAAGAAGCGTGGCTTTGATGGTGTTATCTGTGGACATATACATCACGCAGAAATTAAAAACATAGATGGTGTGATCTATATGAATGATGGGGACTGGGTTGAAAGCTGTACAGCTCTAGTAGAACATCACGACGGTCACTGGGAAATAGTTACCTGGACCAAGGAGAAGGACAATGTGGATATTGATATTGATAGCAGTTCACGTAAACGATCCAAAGGACATACCAGCGAGGATAGAAATGCAACTCCCAGATCAGACTACCTGCCAACAGGCATTAGGTACAATAAAATCTTGGGTCAAGTTTGAACAATTTAAGGTAGTAGGCGAATGCAGGAAACAATCTTAATAGTCACTGACAACTTACCGGAGCAGATTAATGGCGTGGTTACGACCTACAAAAATATTGAAGCGTGTGCGATTCGTGACGGTTATAACATTGTTTACCTTACTCCCGGGGACTTCCGCTATGTTGATTGCCCTGGCTACAACCAAGTCAAGATTGCCTTTCCCCGGAAGATGGGCCAGAAGATTGAGGAGATCGGTCCAGATTATATCCACATCGCCACAGAGGGTCCTCTTGGTCTGTCTGCTAGAAAATATCTTTCAGGGCATGGTATTAGGTACAATACTGCTTACCATACTCGCTTTCCAGAGGGACTTAGAAAACTATTTGGTATCCCTGAAGCCGTTACTTGGCCTTTGATTCGTTGGTTTCACAAAGATAGTGCCATGGTACTGACCACTACAAATACCATGGTCGATGAACTTAAAGAGCAAGGATTCACAGGAAATATAGTTCCCTGGACCAGGGGAGTAGACCGTGACATATTTCGTCCTGGCTACCGAGATAGAACAGATAATCGCACAGTCTTGCTTTGCGTTAGTCGTGTAAGCAAGGAAAAAAACTTAGAAGATTTTTTTAACTTAGACTACCCCAATGCTCGCAAAATCATGGTCGGCGACGGCCCCATGTTAGAGGAATATCGCCAGAAGTTTCCCGATATAGAGTTCACTGGATTCAAGACCGGAAAGGATCTAGCTTGGTACTATGCCAATGCTGATGTATTTGTATTTCCTAGCCGATGGGAAACGTTTGGTATTGTTATGATAGAAGCCATGGCCTGCGGAACTCCAGTTGCTGCCTACCCAGTGTCTGGTCCCAATGATGTAGTGGATTCGGGAGTAACTGGATTTATGGATGATGATTTGGCCAGTGCAGTTCGTCGATCAATGAGTCTACGTCGTGACCAAGTATGGCAGGGAAGCCTTCGATGGTCCTGGACCCAAGCCTGGGAGATATTTCGCGACAATTTGGTAAGACTGAGGTAATCTGTAACAGAACTGTAACATTTTGTTATTAAATACTATTAACCGACCACAATGATTGAGTGGCACCGGAACTCGTAACCGGTACGGGCACTTTCGAGTGCCTTTTTTCTTGACAGTTAAATAATAGGCTGTTATAATAACTACATGAAAATCAATCTTGTCAGTGACCTCCATCTCGAGTTTGCCCCAATGACCTTGCCTGGCGGCGACGTACTCATTCTGAGTGGAGACATTGCTGAGGCCCGGGCAGTGCTACGTGATTTTCATACTACACGAGCCGAACCCTACGAGCCCGGTAATCTGCGCTACTACGATTTCTTTTGGCATGAGTGTGCCAAGTACAACCGGGTATTCTATGTAATGGGCAATCACGAACACTATCGTGGACGCTTTGACCAGACCCTTGATAACCTTAAGAGTGCGATGCCCCCAAACGTTACCGTTTTGGAAAACGAAGCGGTTGAGCACGAAGGCGTCATGTTTATGGGTGCTACACTTTGGACCAACTGTAACAATGCTGACAGCTTGACCCTGTACCACCTCAAGCACATGATGAATGACTACAAGGTTATTCAAAACTTCTATAAGGACAAGGGTCTTTATCATAAGTTGGTTCCTGAGTATACCTTTCGTACACACACCAATACTCTAAGCTATTTCAGGAAAGTGCTCAGCGAGAACCGTGATCGTCAGTTTGTGATCATGACGCACCATGCGCCCAGCTTCAAGAGTGTGCCCGAGCACTTTGTTCATGACACCTTGATGAATGGGGGCTATGCCAGTGACCTTAGCGAGTTCATTCTAGACAACGAAAACATTCGTGTTTGGACACATGGCCACATGCACGACCCTGTGGACTACATGATTGGCGACACCCGTGTTGTCAGTAACCCCAGGGGCTATGTGGGCTATGAGCGTCACAGCACGGTTTTTGACCCTGCTTTCAGCTTTGAAGTCAACTGATATTTGTTGCAAAAAAACAACAAAAAAATCAGTTGACCTCAGGGTCCGTTTTCGCTATAATAATGGGATTGGAGCACAAAAATGAACTTTGACCCTAGTTTTGAAACTGAAGTCACAAAACTTCTTGCCAAGCGCAATATGTTGCCAAAAAAGAAAAACGTTGGCCTTACCGCCTGGCGAGACTATTTTTTAGCATTTGCGTGGCTAGCTCACTGCCGACACGGTGATGGGTTTGAGATGCTCAGTATTTTGTCTAACGACAAGAACCTTATCACTGGAGAGCAGTTTAACTCTAACTTTCGTCGTAAGTTTGAAGAACTGTACCCTGCTCCTCTCAGATCTAATAAAACATGGCAGGCCCTAATGCCTTTGTTGGTGGCCTTTAAAGGAAAAGGACTCGGCGCCGGCGAACTGTACCTTGCACTAGTTATTCAAGGGTGGACCTTTGAACGTACCGATGGCAAAGGGGACGGTAAAGTTGCCGGAGGCATTCGAGAACTCAAAAATAATGGAGCTAGCCTTAAGCCACATGAGGATACACAGCGGCGAATAATCAATGAACTTAATGAAAGAGTTTTTCAAAGCAACCGTCCCGGACCGCTTAATCCAAATAAAAATAGTCAGGGTCAGAGCTTTGAAAGGTTCATTCGCTGGTTCTCTCAACAGTCTAATAAAAAAGAAATTCTAACCGAATACTTTACTAACCTCTGGCCTGGTGTTGATACAAAAGCACTGGTCAAAAAACTAGTAGGTATCAAAGACGGGCAAGAGTTTTACAACACAGTCGGTGCTCATGTTCTAGCTCAATACAAATCCATTGACAAATGGGATAGCTTGGTCGTACTTGACCAAGAAAACATGGTTATGGTTAATATCGCCGACCCTGCCGACCCGGCTATTCTTAAGAACGTAAAGTTTAACTGGATGACCCAGCGTGGGGGAGATTCTCAAGCCGTCTGTGACGGATATGTAAATATTGTAATCTATTAAAATATGAAACCACTGTATATTTGGGCCGGGGGCAAGAACAAGATGATACCTAAGTATCAGGCACAGCCCGGCATCCCCTTGTCGGGATATGATACCTACGTAGAACCATTCTTTGGCGGTGGCGCCATGATGATTCATGTCTACGAAAACAACCCCACGGTCAAGCGTTTTGTAATGAACGATATCAACCCTGAGATTGTGGGTATCTATCGTGCTATTAAATCTGACCTTGCTAACTTCCTAACACGTATCGACGCCCTGGAGGCACAGTTCCTGCCCTTGGCCAAGGCAGACAGGAAAACGTTTTACTACAACCTACGAACAGAGTACACCACAACCTGGACGCAATGGTCTGCCACAGAGGAATCTGCCACACTTTACTTCTTGATGAAGACTGGCTTCAATGGCATCTGGCAAACCAACTCAACCAGTAATGGACGCTTTGCTACTCCATCAGGTCTTCTAGACCAGACCACTAAGGTCTACGACAAAGACAATGTCAAGGATTGGCACAAGTTTCTACAAAAGGTTGACATCCACTGTGGTGACTGGAGTGCCTGCACACAAAACATCCAAGGTACAGCCTTTTACTTTATGGACCCTCCCTACAGGGATTCGTTTACATCCTACAGTCAAGTGTTTAACGATGCCCAACAACTGGCCTGCTTGGACTTTTGTAAGCAGGCCGACCTTGCTGGCAATATTGTGATGTTCTGCAACAGGGACGCAGGGGATAACTTTTTCACCAGCAACCAAGGTCAGCTCAGTCTTTATTACTATGACGTTACCTATACCGCAGGGCGTCGTAAGCAAAGCAAGGATGAGTCTGGCAACGTGGTTGGACACAAGGCCAAGACAGCCAAGGAAATCCTACTGGTTAGCCCCAGTGTAAACTGCCCCATAATAGTGCTGAAAAAACAGGCAAAAACCCGGCCAAAACTAGACCTTTTTGAAGTAGTATAAAGTACTACTTTTTTGTTGCAAAAATACCACAAAAATACCCCAAAAAAGTGGTTGACCAACCTGCCCGTTTTTGCTATAATATACACATGTTAAGCAAAAAGGAGTTGGAAATGACAGCAACACTAAACGGTCTTACTACCAAAGAAATCAACCAAGTTCGCATGTACGGTTGTACAGAAGCCGAACTCCGTGCTAACATTGAGTCCAGCATTACTTTCAAGTTCACCGGCGCCGCAATGGTTGCCGCCAGCATGATGAGCGATGCCCAAGAACTGCTGTCTATGAGCGGCAGTGAAGCCACTCGCGAGCAGGTTCGCCAGATGCTTAACCAAGCCAAGTTTGCACTCTTCGAATACGTTGTCACTGAATAATCCAAGGAGCCTAGCATGAACATCAAAGATATCAACTCTGCTATCATCTCTGGTCTTTACACCAATGATGACCTTAACTCGATTGCCAATGCCATTAAGTTTGCCCGTGGCCAACTTGCAAAGCAAAACGCTCGCACCTTTTGGAATGGCGACCGTGTTAAGTTTACGTCCAACCGCAATGGTGTTACCTATACTGGCACTGTAGAAAAAATCAAGCTCAAGTACGCCCTGGTTCGTACTGGCACCTCCCGTTTTAACGTTCCCCTGGCAATGCTGGAGTCCGCAGAATGAACACACGAATCCGAACACTGTTAGCCAAGTTCAAAGAAACTGAATCAACACACCGCGGTGCTGAATGTTTGGCTGGTCTTGATGAGATTGAAAAGTTCGCCGAGTTGATTGTTCGGGAATGTGCCCAAGTAGCAAGTGACTATGATGGTGCTCATTATGTTGGTGATGCGATTGAACAACACTTTGGAGTTATGTGATGAACCAACGATTAGTTGAACTGATGAAACAAGCGACAGTCCGCGAAGCACATTACCCGGCGGGCAACGATGGTCATCCAGAATACACATCTTATGTGAGTCAAGAAAAGTTCGCCGAGTTGATGATTGTTGAATTCACCGAAACTGTCAAGCAAACCGCTATCTTGGTTGCTCAAACTGCCTACAATGACGGCGAAGACGCAGTGTCTGTCCAAAAGCGAGTTGACGGTGCTTTGCGTGTGTTGGAAGTCTTGCGTAAGCGTTTGGGAGTCGAATCGTGAACGAACGAATTTACGAACTTCGGTGCAAGGCACAAGAGTTAGCGGCCGAAGCTTTTCCTGGAAAGATTCCATTTGACCCCAATCCCAATCCAATCCTGTGGGACAGAATTCATATAAGTTATGAAAAGTTTGCCGAGTTGATTGTCCAACGAACATTGGCGATTGTGGAAGCACACACTGAGATTTTTCAAAGTGCCGAAGCACGGGCCATGGTTGAACATATCAAACATTCTGTAAAAACTGATTTTGGAGTTGAATGATGAATGAACGTATTCAAGAACTGGCCGATTTAGCCGAGGACTATGCCGACGGCATCGTTGACCAAGGCGGCGAGTTCCACCCCGCATACACAGAAAAACTCGCTGAGTTGATTGTGCGGGAATGTATTGACAAAGTGGACATTAAAAATGAGTTGGTGAGCGAAGTAGTCTTTCAGACACTGGAGTTGGCCAAACGACGGATCAGAAAACATTTTGAGGTTGAGTAATGGGGCTCTACGACTTTTGGTGGAATACCGTCCAGGAAGGCAAGCTCCAGGAACTTGAAGACCGCATAAAAGCTCTAGAAGAACAAAACAAAATCCTATACGACTGGGTACAGTACTTTAAACAACAGCTCGAGACTAAAGAATGAAATACCTTGCTCTCCTAACAGCCTTGTTGGTAGGGTGCTCTACAGCACAGACTAACAGCAACGTTGATCCAGCTACTGTACCGGGGCCCATCGAGCGGGTAGAAGTTATCCCTGCGGAAAAACTACGCTATGAGTTTTTCCACAACAACCGTCCAGCCCCTACTGTAATGTTGGGACACGGTTGCGCTGGTATTGTTGGTATTCAAACCAAGGACTATGTCAATGACCTGCTACGCTGGGGATTCAATGTGGTTGTGGTAGACAGTTGGACTCCGCGAGGTATTCGAACCGTTTGTAAAGAATCTTTGCCTTACTATCATCCTCCCTCACGTATGCAGGAGTTCTACGACATCGCAGAAATTGTTAAAAAGAATCCTTATCACAATGGTAAGTTTGGTTACATTGGTTGGAGCCACGGCGGCAGTCTTGGACTTAGTCTAGCCGGAAAAGGTCAAGTGTTCAATGCTGTGGTCAGCTACTATCCAGGATGCGGACCACGGGCCATGCCTAGTCGTAGCATGAGAGTTCCTACTCTAATGCACCTAGCAGAAAAAGATACCTGGACTCCAATCAAGTATTGTAACAACATTGATGGCAACGTTATAAAAATGATTCACCCAGACTCTGTACACGCCTTTGATATTCGTGCCCCTTACAGAGTTTATATGGGCGAGGTCTTGGAATACAACGAACAGGCCGATCGACTTGCCCGAGAAGCCACACACAGATTCCTCAAGGAGTTTTTACAATGAATCGTTTTCGTCCCAGAGAAATCAGCGTACTCGAACGTCTACACAACAACCGTAGACTAGGCTTTAGGGAATACATTGCCTACAACTGGCAAATTCGTAGTGACTGGTGGCCTGCTGGTTATAAACTAAACCATCGCACAATCGCTCAACAGTTTCGGGTACTACATTACCTATCAGCTCATTCGCCCAAGCCCGTCCAACAACGTTGGCGCACCGCGGCAAAGGCATTTGAAGCACGTTACTTTGGACGCCCTGGTTCCAAGGCCAGTGTAAGATTCCTTAATGAGCACACTGCACACCGATGGCTATGAGTAATAATACAAACTACTTTGAAAAGATCGGTTACCGACCCAGGTACGAGATTGGCGACCGTGTGTTTGGACATTACCAAAAAATCCCCTTTGTTGGAAGTGTGGGAAATGACCGACAAATCAACGATTCCGGACCCGAGGTAACCATTCATTTGGACTTGCCCATCAAGACCAAAGACAAGATTTATAGTATAATCGTAGTTAAGCACAAAGACATTAGGAGGTTAGTTGAACATGAGCAAGAAACTACTGGGTTACGACGAAACTCTAAGAGAGGTCAACGGGGAGTTTGACTATGAGGGTCGTAGCTACCAGTTCGAACCAATCTACGAAATAGGACCTGGCTATATTGTTACCGCCTCCTTTAGGCTTTGTCGCGAATGTAATGGCGTGATCAGTAGCATGGGCGGACCTGGCTACAGATCTGTTTGTTTAAAATGCTACCCTGTGCTCAAAACCAGAGACTTTGCAGAAGGACACGAACATGAAATGCTCCAGCGATAAAACACAAGTCAGCATCAGTGGCTGGGCCATGTTCTGGGTGTTTATGATCATATATTTCTTTGTGGACACCTTGTTGTTCACCCGGGGCTATGATACTTTTTACTGGGGTCATATCACCGTAGAAGAAAAACAGATACAACGACTTAAAGTAGAGCAGCTACGAAAGGAAACAGAAAAATGATAGAAATGCGTTGGATTGTAGAGGAGCGTGAGCAGCCTATTCCCCCAGCTGATTTAATGAACTGGCCCTTAGGTAAACCTTACCCTGTGCATATTGTTAGCATCAAAAAACTACAGTACCGTCAAAAGATTGACGTCACTGTTCGTGCTGGTATATGGCCTGCAGATGATATTGTTCGCACTGCTAACTATCAGTGGAGCGAATGGAAAGACGTTCCCGAAGTTGTTGAACGTGATATGGGATGCCCTTAAAATGACTCAAACCTACTACAAAATCCAAAAGAAGTCCGACCCCGACTTATACATCAAGGGCACGCCTGTGTACCACAGCTATGATAAGAGTGGTCGTGTGTTCCAAACCATTGGAGCACTGAGGACCTTTTTGTCTAATATCTTGAATAATACCTATCAAAAGGCCGACATTGATGACTGGCAAATCGTTGAGTATGAAATGAAGATCCGGGATACCAAGCAGGTGCACGAAGTGATCAAGCCTGAAAAGCTTGTGGCCATGCTGAAGAAATAACCCTACATTAGTCATAGGGTTAGTTTTCCTTTTTGGACTAAATATTTTACAGTCACGGGTGTGACTGTAAAATGTAAACATAATAAAGGAAAAATAAAATGGCATACGTAGTTAAATCCGTTACCGTCAAGCCAGCCGGAGTACAATGGTTCGGCCAAGCTAACCCAGTTGCAAACCAGCGTTTCATCGCTTGGGCAAGATCACAATCAGGTGTTCTTTCCGCTATTGGTCGTCCAACAGACCCAAACACATTTGAAGCAACCACAGTATTTGCTGACAAGGCTGCTTACGATGCTTTCACAGCCGCAGCCGCATCTAATGCAGACGCTCAAGCTAGACAAGCATACGCAAATGCATCAGGTTTCCAAACAACAGTCACCATTATGGAATAAGGACCAGTCATGGCTTTTATTCTGTCTCGATTAGTGTACCAACCAGTGTACCAACCAGGTCAAGGAGCTACACAGTTCTTTAATCAGGCTAATCCTGAGGCTGCGGCTCGACTAAATGCATGGACATTGAGTCAGCCCGGAGTACTAGGATCTGATACTTATGGTCTCACACTAAGATCACAAGTTGGACACATCATGTTTGATACCATGGAGCACCTAAATGCTTATCGTACCGCGGCACAATCAAATGCCGACTATCAGGCACGAGACGCATACGCCCAACTACATAACTTTGTGGTTGAAGAATCCGTAACTTCCTAAACTGAGAAGTTATCAAAAAGGGTCTTCGGGCCCTTTTTATTTGGCTAAATTTTCTACCACTAAATACGTAGAAACGAAGGACTCTCTATTATGGTATTAGGAAGCTTTACCAGTGACAAAGGACACGATATTGTTGTCAACTTGATCAAGCCAGAAGAATCACCGGCCGAAGTTACTAGCTTTTTTCTTGTTAAATGGGCCGAACTAGTACAGAACGGACACGCTAGCGAATCCTATTTTCCAAGTCTAAGACCCCTGGCGTCAAGAATACTCTACGTCACAGTCAATGGAGAGCTAGCCGGACATATTGTATTTGAGTGGAGTACTCCAGTAGAATGTTTTATCATACTTACTGCTGTTGATCAAAAGTTTCGTAGACACGGTCTTTACAAGTTGATGCATCGATACTATGATGCACATATCAAGTCACAGGGCGCCAAGCGTTCAAAAAGTCAACTGCATGTGACCAACGAAGCTATTATTGCCGCAGCCGAACAGGATGGTTACCGCAAAGAGTACTATAGAATGATTAAGGAATATGAATGATCTGCTTTGTCTATGATTCGACCAACGAAGGCATCATATGGCTTGGAAGAAAACTTGCAGTAGCTAACAAAATAAAAGAAGGCATTTTGGACACTGAAATGTCTTTTTTAGCCGAAGGTCATCCTTCTTACAATGCACTATCTGCCATTGACATTAGGTCGGCACACTATCAATGGAATGTTAAACAGGTTGCCCCATTGGCCATGCCCGACACAGCCATTAATAGTTTTTACCTAGAAAAGAAACGTTTAGCCGGCCTGCGTTCAAGGATCTTTCCTGCGCTCTATAACATCAGTCATTGGGCCAACAGAAAAAACTTTGTCTCCCCTGTAGCTGGCATTGAAAACGATCTGCAGATTGCCCTAGATGAGTGCCGCCCTGATCAAGGAGAATACAGTTTTTCCATTAATGAGTACGCACTAACCACAGGCATTCCTGTCGCCGAAGCTTACAAAGAACTCAAGTTTAAAGTAGATGGTATGCGTACACAGCGCATCAGAGTCTACAGCCAGTTTGAATACTTTAGTCACAAGATTAATACCACTACCACTGCTGATGGCATGAACGCTATCTACAACGAAATGATGAAAAAGTTTGTCAAGGATACCCTACTCTGATGAAATGCTACGCCTACAACCCCAACGTGTTTAAGGCCGTACCCGGCGCAGACTGGGATTGCTGGAGGGCTATCTATCAGTTTGTACCCGACGGTGTGCAGGTCATTGATCGTACCGGCCACATTAAAACTCCTGTACATTCTACCTGTGCACCGACAATGGCCATACCCGACTACGATCCTAACTTTACTATGAGCTATCAAGAAGCCTGTTTTGCCAAGGTACAAAAGATTGTGCGGGACAGCGAAACCTATGGTGTCCCTATACGCCTAATGTATTCTGGTGGCATTGACAGTAGTATGGTCTTGGCCAGTTTTATCAACTACTTTGGTGTAGACGAAACTGCACGTCGAGTAGAAATAGCCATGTCTCATGAAGGCATACAAGAAAATCCTTGGATGTGGGAAAAGTTTATCAGACCCCACTTTACTGTCAATGACAGTGAAAAGTTCTCCGGCGAACTAAAAAAGACACATATTATCGTAGGTGGGGAATGTAACGACCAAGTCATGGGTACTGACCTGTACAAGGGTATGATTGCCTGGCGTGGTGCAGAAGTACTGTCTACGCCCTACAGTGAAGCAACCACACTAGGTTACCTAGAGTTTAGAAAGCTACGTAAGGATCATGCCCAACGTTGGTATGAGCTACTACAGTACAATGTTGATCATGCACCTTGCCCCATTGAAACCACAGCTGATTGGTGGTGGTGGCTAAACTTTACCTGCAAGTGGAGCCATTGCTACTACAGGATGGCCTACTTTGCCAGCAACACTACACAGTTCGACGAAGACTACTTTGACACCTACTATCAACAGTTCTTCAATGCACCGGAGATACAGAAGTGGGCTATGAAGGATCGTGATCACAAGATCAAAGGTGACTTTACATCCTACAAGTGGCATGCCAGGGAGATCATTGCTAATACCATGGGTGCTCCTGAGTACCTATCCAAGTCCAAACATCCAAGCTTGGGGCAGGTAGCTAGGTTCACTAGGTCAGCCGATTTGATTGCAGAAGACTACAGTTTGCAGTATAATATAAGACCGCGGGACTATTACAACCCCGAAAATTCCTTTGTGGTATAAATACAACACCAGGTTGACAGCCTGACTAAATAAATGTACACTTAGGTCATGTTGCAAAAAGTTCGGCGGCGACGCAAAACGGGCAACAAAGATAAAAAGCCTGGTTGACAACAGAGATAAATAACTGTACAATACAGGCATTGTTTAATAAAACTTAACCCTAACTAATCATGAAACAGACAAGATCGATACTAGCCAGCAAACAGACACATAGTCTGATGCCAGCCTATTGGTCCGTGATTGATTGTGCAAACCCCATTAATGGTACAACCTTTAATAGTGATCGCCAATCAGAGACAGCTAGGGTCCGAGGAGACCGTGCCTAAGTAAACATACATACGCACACCCCAAAGGACCCTAGGATCGAAAGACCTAGGGTTTTTTGTTTGTGCAAAGGATTTATGAAAGACACAGAACGTAGAATTTTTGTAGCAAAAGAGTATGCCCGGCGCCATACACTAACCGACGAGCAACGTCGAAAGATGATTGCAGATAAGTTAGAGCGTGGCATTCAGCTAGCTCTTTTGTATAGTAAGCCGGAGAGTCGAATCCAGACTCGTTGATGGCAAAGTGTGATAAGAGGAAACGAGGTCCTCGCTAGGCACTATAAACATCTAGTAAACGGGCGGCCTGCGGGATGGAGCACCTTGTGTGGTGTGAAAAATCGTAGCGTATTAAAGCATATTCACGCAGAGTGTGCTTTAATACACTCTTTGGATGAACAAGGCCTTGATCATTTTGACTGATTATTCGCCACCGCTAGCTAGCAACCAGAGAGTATAATATTTTGCCCTGTTAGTTAAATGGCATAACTGCTGTTTCGTAATCAGCCGTTGATGGTTCGATTCCTTCACAGGGCACCAAGTTTTAGGATACATACAGCAATTTTCAACTTTTTGGTATAAAGTAAAAAACGTATCCTGTTGTCTATTCCTCTATAGTTAAATGGTATAACAAGCGGCTGATAACCGCTAATTCTAAGTTCAATTCTTGGTGGAGGAACCAATATGCCGTAGTAGCTCTCTGGGAGGGCACCACACTGTCGATGTGAGTAAGGCGAGTTCGATTCCCGTCTACGGCGCCAAGTTCGTTGCAACTAATCTCAGGGAGTCGTCGTTAGCCTGAGTTAAAATGACAAAAATCGTGGCCAAATTTATTGACCGATAGCACAGTTGGTAGTTGCGCCTGGCTGTTAACCAGGATGTCGTGGGTTCGATCCCTACTCGGTCAGCCAAAATGTAAATAGTATTAGTTGGGTTCGATTGTATAAATATAATGGGAGAACAACTATGCTATGTCAAACTTGTAGTAAAGAGCACACTGGATCTTATGGATCTGGAAAATATTGTTGTAGATCCTGTGCTAACAGTAGAGTTAGGACAGAGGAAACTAAACAAAAAATATCTGATTCTGTAAAGCTAGGTATTGAATCTGGAAAGATTCCTTTAGGTTGTTCTAAAGGTGTAAAACATAAAACACCAAGAACTAAAGATCACGCTGAAAAAATTGCCAATGGTATTAAACAGTGTTGGGACAAAAAAGGTAGAAAAACCCTTGAGCAAAAGAGAGCAGGGGTAAAAGCATCTGTGTATGCATACAGGGCTAGAAAGAAGAATGCCATACCTGCTGACGCAGACTTAGATCTAATAAAAAAGATTTACGAATCGGCTCCGGCTGGATATCAAATTGATCATATAATCCCACTGTCAAAAGGAGGATTACATCATCAAGATAACTTACAGTATTTGCCATCTAAAGACAATCAAAGTAAAAATAACAGATTGAACTATGATAGCAAAAATGCCATTCGATGGCAAGATATATTAACTTAAATTTTGTTCCCTGGTGGTGTAATGGTAACACAACTGACTTTGACTCAGTCGTTCTAGGTTCGAATCCTAGCCGGGGTGCCAAACAATGCCTCTTTCGTTCAATGGATAGGATACGATGCTACGAACGTCGGGATGGTGGTTCGATTCCATCAAGAGGCGCCAAATATGGGGACAGTAGTGGGCTACGGTCTTCCCTTGCAAGGAAGATGTCTACAAGGGTTCGATTCCCTGGGTCTCCACCAAAATATGGAACAGTTAGCCGAATCGGCATAGCGGCAGCAGTCTTGAAAACTGAAGGCTCCGAGAGGGGTGTGTGAGTTCGAGTCTCACCTGTTCCGCCAATTTTATCTGTGTGTAATGTCAGCTAGGTCAGACGGCTCGCCTTGGAAGTGAGAGGCCGCAGGTTCGAATCCTGCCACGCAGACCAGTTATGGTGCTCGTAGTGTAGTGGTTCTGCACACGATGTTGTGACCTTCGGAGTATGAGTTCGATCCTCATCGAGCACCCCAGATCATTGGCTCTTAGTTCAATGGTAGAACACTACTTTGACATGGTAAAGACACAAGTTCAATTCTTGTAGAGCCAACCATGCCCCCTTGGACAAATAGGCAAAGTCGCTTCTCTCAAAAGGAAGAGTTTTCTCAGTTCGACTCTGAGAGGGGGTACCAAATTTTAAGCCCTGCTAGTTAAGTGGCATAACACCTGTTTTGTAATCAGGGATTGGCAGTTCGATTCTGTCGCGGGGCACCACATATATCGCGTTGGATTTCTGGGAGATCCTTAGCCCTTCAAGCTGATGAGACGGGTTCGATTCCCGTACGCGATACCAAGTTTATCGGCGCTGTCGTCTAATGGTAGGACACTTATAAAAGGGTGACTCTGTTGTTAAGAGTACGTTCAGCAATTTCTTATTCCATGTCAAGGAAGAGATCTGGGTTCGAATCCCAGCGGCGCCGCCATTTTTAGGATGCGTTCAGCAAACTTATACATTAGACTTTTAATCTAAACCGTAAAAAAGCATCCTGTTGTTATTATAAATATTCGATGATCAATCCAGTAACTGACATTCAACAGCTAGAACAATACGCACAGCTTGGTAGAACTGAGTTTGAACGTGGGCTGAAAGAAAGTGGCTACAAGATCAACGAGAATGTTTATACAGAGTCTAGAAAAGCGGATCCTACAGACCCCAACACAACCACTCAACGAGTGATTAACTGGGGTATCTATAACATTCGCGCCCAGAGCATCAATGGCCCTCACCTGGGCGTTAACATTGACGTCAGGGCTTAATCTTTTGCCGCTTTAGCAAATGTGGTCATTGCGGTGGACTGAAAATCCATGGAACCTGGTTCGATCCCGGGAGGCGGCACCAACAGTTTATCTGGCACAAACTCGCGACTGGTAGTCCAACTAGCCGCAATCTCGTAGGGTGGTAGACTTTGTACATATTTGTACAGGGATTCAACGCCGTAGTTAATATGAGAGTTCATACTGTATTTACACGCCCCGGTGGTGGAATTGGCAGACACGCTACGTTGAGGTCGTAGTATTTGTGGGTTCGAATCCCATCCAGGGTACCATAAATATTTTTATGAACAAATACTGGCTGGATTATGTAAAGCACTGCTACGATCTTGTCTTAGAAAGTGAAGGTCGTACTGAACTTATTTTGGATCATGAAGTTGAAGCCTACGTGGTACACCTAATGGCTCGAAACTTTGAAAGAACAGATATTGGTCAAAAAGCAGTGGCTATAAGCATGTTAGAAGCAGTTAACAGAGGGCACCGAGACCAGTTGGTTAGTGTGGCAGACGAATGCTTAATCATACACAGCTACCCATTTAGACAGGGTCGTTGGCCCAGTCCAACCTACTACCAAGACATGGGCATCACAGCCTATGGTCTTGCAGGACACATGATGGAAGATCACTTTGTCCCAGCGGGGCAAGTGTTGTCGGCGATATTTAAACGAACCAACTCGCCATAGTTCAGTGGATAGAACAAAACACTCCTAAGGTTAAGACGGAGGTTCGATTCCTCCTGGCGGGACCATGCTCTTGTAGTTAAACGGCATAACACATTCTTGGTAAGAATGAATAGATGGTTCGACTCCATCCTAGAGCACCAAAAGTAATACTTTAGTACTTAATACCCTTTCGGTTGACAGGGGTATTGTTTTTTGCTACAATAGATACATGTTAAGAAATTAACAAACGTTCTTTAAAAATTTGTAGTGTTGTTTAGGCTGATTGACGGCAATCGAAAAGCAGTCTGAGTCTTGTCCCCAGCGCACCGCTTTGCCGAGCGTACCGCAGGGAGTCTCTGATAGTGTAATGGGTAGCACACCGACTGTGGAAGTCGGAGGTTGAGGTTCAATCCCGAATAGAGTTTAACAAGACATCAGCCTAAACAACATTGCAAATAGTGGTTGACAACCGGTTGGTTGTTTGCTATAATAGAGCTTAGTTAGGAAACTAACAATGTTCTTTAAAAAGTTATCCAACATATAGCCTGCTGTGAAGCAGGAACTATATGTAAACATATTAAGGTTACCTACGCCGTTAGGGGTGAACGAAGGAGTAGTCAGGGCAACGCCCACTCCGGATACCCATGAAGCAGGGACTCTTGCGTAGCTAAGAGACAACCCGGGGATGCGACGGAACATTGGGTAGGCAGTAATGAGGGCGAGCGTCCTTCCTTAGTATATTTTCATATAGTGTCATTATATGTAAGCACATTGGCTCACAAGCAACCGCAGGACTTGTGTTAAAAAGATGCGGAGTCGTGGACGACTTATACTAAGTCCTAGTGTTCAATCACAGCGTACAGTAGATCGCTGATGTGTTTACATATAATGATCGTGGAGCTATCGTCTATCGGTTAGGACATCAGGTTTTCATCCTGAGAAGCGGGGTTCGACTCCCCGTAGCTCTTCCAAGCTATGGAGACAGAAACTTATCACTTGTGTAAATCCTCCCTGAAAAGTAAGGTAACAAAGATAAGCGGATAACGTGGACGGTGTATGGGTCTTAGCCTGTACATAGGCGGTCTCCACCATTATGGATGTGTAGGAAAACTGGTAACCCCAGGAGACTGTAAATCTCCCGCCCCTGGCACTGTTGGTTCGACTCCAACCGCATCCACCAAATGTAAGATAGTTGCATTCGCGTCCTGCAGGTAAGTTTGCAACCGTAACATCACGGAAGGTTGGAAGCCGTGTAAGAAATACACACCAGAAATTTTGGTCTCATAGTATATCGGTTAGTATAATGGCCTGTCACGCCGTAGGGACGAGTTCGACTCTCGTTGAGACCGCCAAGTTAGTGCTACATACTATCAATCGGGAGAGGCTTACCTAAAACACTAAGCAGGGCATCAACAGTAAAGACGGTTGTCTAGGATGCGTAGGCCGTAAGCATACGGTATGTTCAGGTGAGCTGTGTAGGTTCGAATCCTACTGTAGTACGCAAGTTTATGCGGGGTCTCACATGGTGTGTCCAAAGGGAGTCATGACCCGGAGGAGAATGCGAAAATGAGTGACTTTATACAATAACAAACTGAGGGCTTCGCCGCCGTGTAGGTCACTGTGAGTACATAGTTGTTCAGGGTTCGAATCCCTCGCCCTGCGCCATATAAAAACACCTTAAAATAAAACACAGGGAAACGTGCAGGGCCTGCCTGCTTAGGGTGTTTCTATATGGTAGATGGTCGTTGTTAAAAATGGGTACTCAGAATATCCGTTCTCGAAAGGTGCAAATCCTGGTTAAGCATAGTGCCGAGTAACAAGAACATTGACCAGCCATATAAAAACGCATTGTATTAGCAGGGTCGCGAAGCCTGCTTTAAGTGTAGCTCCCGTCAGTGTGTTTCTATATGGGATAGACGATAGTTTTGAGTCCCACCTAGCCTAGTGTAACGGCTGTTACATGACAACACCAGATGGCTATTCGTGGTCTGTTAAACTTGACTATTCGAGACAATCCAGCGAGTCCTCCCAGGAGGATAGTTGGGCTCCCGATCTTTTTAATGGTGCGGTCCCATAATGGTATTGGAGCGGATTGCTAATCCGTCGATCGGCGAAAGCCGGTTTCTGAGTTCGAGTCTCAGTCGCACCGCCATTAACCTGGAATAGTTATGAAAATCACAGAAGATCAGTTTAGATATGAGTGGTTCAGTGGCACCGGTAAAGGAGGCCAGCATCGTAACAAGCATCAAAACTGTTGCCGTTGCATACATGAACCCACGGGTATTAGTGCCAATGGTACTTCTAGCCGCAGTCGAGAAGATAACAAGCGTATGGCCTATGCGGTCTGTGTTTCGCGCATCCAGGCACATTTTCACAAAGACAAAGATCGTTTCCTTGCTGGAAACGAACGTATTAGAACATATCACGAACCGGACAACCGTGTCGTGGATCACGCCAGCGGTGCCACAGATACCTACACCAACGTTGTTGACAAAGGTTTCATCGACGAAATGGTCGAAGCACGAGCCCGCGCCGTGAGATAAGTTTTGCGCTGGTGTAATGGTAGCACAGGAAGTCCGAGACACAGAAGTGGAGTAGGCATCCAAAAGCCCGGATGTGGTTCGATTCCACAACGCAATCAAAGTTTTGCAGTAATGGATAGGGCAGGCGCCCGGAAACGAGCGTCCTATACTAGTTGCCGCGGTGGTTCAAGTCCACCGGCTGCACCAAGTTTTGTAAGTGTTAGCAAGAGAAAGTCACGCTACTAAGGCTTCTTCGAAGGGCTGTGTAGTGTAAAGCAACGGGGGGCGCAAAACCCTGGCAAAAAATAGACACGTTGGACCGGTATCCCAAGTAACGAACGCTGACCCTGCCGGCTTTATATCAAGGGAAAAGGGTGGTGATGAGAGGCGCACCACAACTTACAAATTCATTAACTGTAGCGTCGAGCTACATCATCCCACTGTTGGGCATTGAGTGCTATGCTTAGAGCAACACGATCCTCAGTGAGATTTGCAATAGTATGAATGGCACGTATTTCAAGACTGTGCCAGACCCTAGTAGGGCAAAGTGTTTCATAGACCTTGTCCAGGCCAGCAAAAGTTTTTAGGTAAAGACCTGTTTGGTGTTCCTTAAGTCTTAGCAAGGGATATCCTCGTTGTATATACCACTCTGTGGTAACCGCAGGACCGCCAGTTTTAATCATGTAGTTTAAAACATAGGCGCCACGTGGTCCATCAACGTGTGGAGCACTGGTAGTGGCTTCGCCAGGAAACTTATGCTCAAACATCTGTATTCCAATGCGATGGTCATTGGGTACATCTTGGTGTATGTTTTCTTGAACCCACTGAGCTATGGCCTCAGTGGCATTGTATCTTTTATAAACTGCGCCCTTTAACGGAAGACCGTTGGCGTCAGTTAGTCGACTATGATCGCCATAGATTGGAACAGGCTTTCCTTGCACACCAAGGGCCGAGCCAGCCATGGTAAGGTTATCGTCGCTTAGAATAGCGTCTAGACATTGTTGTTCTAGTTCAGCTGGTAGTTGAGGAATCTTATCGAATTGTTTGAAATAGTTCATAGTAAGATATTTAGTTATGCACTGGTACCAGAGAGGCTTAATGGCTCGGATTGCAAACCCGTTGATTCGTAGGTTCAAATCCTACCCAGTGCTCCATTTTTTAAACATGTTATTAACAAAGGAGATTGACATGAAACGTGCGAAACGTTAGTGTCGCTCTAGACCCCGTATTGGTCTAGGGTTGGCACATTAAATCAAATTTAATACAACTAACCCTAACTGGCGTAATGGTAACGTACAGGACTCTTAATCCTCGAGTTGAAGGTTCGAATCCTTCGTTAGGGACCAATACGGGATTGTAGTGAAACGGTTATCACAGCAGACTTTTAATCTGCCAATTCTGGGTTCGAATCCCAGCAGTCCCACCATATGAAAACACATTGTGGCGAGTTTTACACTAGACTAGGAATACGGCAGTAGACTTAATAGTTGTAAACGGTAGCCTGGATCCAGCAGTGTGTTTCCATATGGTAGCTATATAAAAGGTAATTGACAGCGAACACAGGTGCAAGTGTACATAGCATCTAGTAACTGGAAGACCGTGATGCCAAGTAGCAAGGAAAGGTTTTCGCGACCAACGCCGGGCTAGCAACAAAACAGTCGCAGTTATCTTCTATATGGTAAGTGTTATCTGCAGATAACACCCATACTGGGGAGTAATTAACCTCAGGAACTCGCGGTGATGGAATGGTAGACATAGGCCCGTTATGGGGCCGGTGGGAATAAACGCCACATGCAGGTTCGAGTCCTGCCTGCAATGAGTTCGCCATATTGAAGTACATTGACGTTGTTTGACCTCTATGCGGCGTATACAACCGTGATAAGTCATTCAGTGCTTGCGAGGCCTGCGCTAGAGGATGGGAAGATTGTTACCTACCCCAAAAGCGTCTACACAATCTGTGGTTCAGTGTATTTCAATATGGTTGAGTAGCATAGCGGCTAATGCACCACCTTCATACGGTGTTTATCGTCGGTTCGAGTCCGACCTCAACTACCAGTTTTTTATTTGAGACTTTTTAAAAGTGTAAATACTTTTCTATTCCCCGATAGCTCAGTCGGTAGAGCAGCAGACTGTTAATCTGTTGGTCACACGTTCGAACCGTGTTCGGGGAGCCAAATATCAAGGAACAATCATGGCCGCAAAAGGTTCGACAACACATACACCAGTTCACAAAAGGACTAGCCAGGGCGGAAGCCGCCCTAAGACCAGCTCAATGACTCGTACACAAAAAGCCAACTATAAAAAGTACAGAGGGCAAGGTCGATAATGGGCAAAGGTAGCAGTCCTAGACCGTTTAGTGTTAGCCAAGAGCAGTTTGGCAACAATTTTGATGCTATATTTAGAAAGAAAGACATGACCCCACGAGTAGAAGAAAACGCAGAAGACATTGGCCGTTGTGGCTGCGGTCGCAGTCCCACTGGTAAGTGTGTGGGGTGGCATGCCTTGCCCTTGCAAGAGTATGAGCAGAAGCTTGCTGACTGGAAACTTCTTCAAGAACAAGAACAACAAAAACAATAACAAATTTGGGCCAGTAGCTCATCTGGGAGAGCGCCTCGTTTGCACCGAGGAGGTGGCGGGTTCGAGTCCTGTCTGGTCCACCAAATAACATGGTAGTAGAAGATATTAACCTGTTCCCAATACTGGTACGCAGAATACCAAACTTCTTGAGTCAAGAAGAATGTGACACCATTATCAAGCGCCAGGTTAAAACAAACTTTCATGAACACGGAGCCCTGGAAGGCGATGCTAGTTCAACGTTTGACTTTAATGTTGGATCCGACAAGGTTTACGCTTTAGACCTCATTGATCAATATCTTCCTATTAATGGGCGTGTCTTTGACTCTATAAATGACTATGTCAGAGACATAGGTGTTTCTCCAGTAAAGATTGATAACTCCTGGATAAACGTACAAGGGCCTGGTAGTCGTTTACATGATCACATGCATCCTATCAGCGTGGTATCAGGAGCTCTTTATATCAAAGTTGACAGTGATAGTAGTAGTATAAACTTTCACAACCCAAATCCCTTTGTTGACATGTTTGACGTCAAACGTTGGACTGTGCATACCTTTAAAACTTCTTACATACCTCCCACAACAGGAGATCTGTTATTGTTTCCAAGTTGGTTAAAGCATGGTTCCAATCAACCAAACCGTTCACAAGAACGTATAGTTCTAAGTTTTAATACTTCATATATTCCGGTGTAGTATAATGGCAGTGCGGCGGTCTCCAAAACCGTTAGTGGGAGTTCGATTCTCTCCACCGGAGCCATAACCAAGCCCCTATAGTTTAATGGTAAAACTCTCGGCTTATACCCGAGCGATGCCGCCAGATTAGCGGATGTTCCAGGTTCGAGTCCTGGTGGGGGTACCACTAACGCTTGGTCAAATTTTATTTTTTGCTCTATACATATATGTAGAAGGAGTAAAAAATGACAGTCTCACGTTATACCTATCAACAAAGACCCAAGGCGCCCGAGCCTAGTCCGGAGCTGCCCCCTCCTCCTTCGCGCAGACTGCCAACTCCCTTAGAGCCACAGCATTACCATCACCACCACCACTATTACTATTATTACCCTGTCACTGGGCAAACAGACTTTTATGACTACGGCGATTTAGAAGATTTGATTTACCCATGGTAAAATAATTTCCAAACTTTTTCTTCGATTAAATATTACTTGAAGGAGAAAATATGGAAAATATCATTCTATCAAGCTCTATTTTTATGCTGGCGTTGCTGGCAGTTCTTTTCGTAGTCGGAAAGGGATGGAGTAGTTCATTTACATCGTTTTTATTTGCTGACAGATCATTAAAGGTCGGATCAGCAGGACTAGCGATTTCCGCGCACTGGTTTTGGGCCATTGCTATTTTTGTAGGACCAGCAGTGGCCTACAACTGGGGTATCATCGGCCTACTATGGTTTGTGATTCCCAACGCACTGAGTCTACTAGTGGTAGGTTATATTACCAGTAGAGTGAGAGACCGTTATCCTGACGGATACAGTCTTACGCAGTACGTTAAAGATAACTTTAGTACCAGAGTAAGCGGTTTATATCAACTTGAGTTTGCCTTGGTTGCTTTTGCAGCCTTGATTCTAGCTTTTACTGCCATCAGCAAGCTATGGGCCTTTGCTGGATTGGCTACCATCATTGATCCTATCTATGCCAGCTTGGCAGTGGGATTGGTCACCGTGGCGTTTACCATGCGAGGTGGACTGCGTACCAGTATCTTCACAGGCAGTATTCAAACTGTACTGTGGTTGATCTGTGCAGCCATTATTACAGCGGCTATTGTCATGGGCGATGGTTCTTACTTGTCCTTGGGCAAGAACAATCTTGACACGGTGTTCAACGAAAAGTTTTTAACTACCTTTGCTGTGGCTTGGTTTGTTGCTATCATGGTTGGTGCTACTGGGCACGGAATGATGTGGCAAAAGAGCTTTAGTATGCCCAAAGAAAACATCATGCCAGCCTATGCAGTAGGCGCAGTGGCGTTTGCTCTAGTAAGCTATGGTGTTGCACAGTTAGGCATGTATGCTTTTGCCAACGGATTGGAAGTTAAAGCAGCCGACACCAGCCAGATGGTTACCATGGTTGCCTTGTTGGGCGCTGGTGCATTGGTTGTGTTTGCCACCATACTAGTTGGTCAAACCAGCACAGTCATGGATGCCGCACTTAACTATATCTCTAGCTTGATTTCCATGGATTGGTTGAAAAAGCGTGAAGTTGCTGTTGGTCAAACTATCATGCTAGTGTTCATGTTGTTTGCCTGGCTAGTTAGCTGGCTCAAACTAGAAATATGGACCATTGTTATGCTAATGGGCTGTGTGCGTATCAGTATGTTTGTGCCTGTGTTCTTGCACAGTGTCAACGTTCGACTACGTGAGCAGGCTATTTTCTATGCTAGCCTTGTGGCAGTTGTTGGTAGTTTTTACTTGAGCTATACTGCACGTATGGACAAGCTACCTATCTACGATATGTACAGCGCATTGTTTGCACTATTGGTACCAGCAGGCATACTGCTAGTAACCCAAGAGCGCGAAACAGCTTAACGATAAAAAGGTTGGCAACAACCTTTTTTAATGACCCAACGGCCCTTAGTTCAATGGATAGAATACCGTGCTTCGAACTCGGGGGTGGAGGTTCGATTCCTTCAGGGCCGGCCAACACACAGTTAAATACTCTATGTTAGTCAAACAAATCACCGAAGTGCCCGATATAATATTCCAGCCAGCCCTGCGAGAAATCACTGCTATCGATTGGCAACTCGTAGAAGATCCTAGCAGGCGTAACAGCGCGGCCTTTTCCACTAGTACCAGTATACATATCAGACGCCATCAAATACCCGACGGGCCCTTGCCTCGTAGCATTGAAGAATGGTCGGTAATCACCGAGTGTGAAGACACTCCACAACAAATAGGAAAGTTTAATTCAGTTAGAAAACTAGCTGAGTGGATGGCTCAGCATGTGCGTGGTACTGCCATAGGACGCATAATGATAGTTAACCTTGCCCCTCGTGGACATGTACCTATACACATAGATCCATTGGATTATTTTGCCATGTACAGCAGATTCCATGTAGCATTTAAGACTAATCCTGGTGTTACCTTTAGTGGCGGACCGGGAACTGATAAAGAGCACATGCCCTATGGGCATCTGTGCCAACTAAACAATAGACTTCTGCATCAGCTAGACAATGACAGCGACGAAAATCGCATACACGTTATTGTTGATATTGCCTTAGAGGGCGGGAACCAGATCTTTTAAATCGCAGTGATCGATATTGGTCCTGTAAAACTTACGTTCCTCGTTGTTTAGTATCAGGGCAGTACGTCCATGTACAAAAGGATAGTTATCGTAGATAGCTATATCGTAGGTATCCCACTGGTGGTAGTGTACCAGTTCTTCAAACTGAAGTAGGTGCTCAATGTATTCACCGATTAGACTGCAATCAGCTTGCAGTTTACCATCGATGTAGACTTCTTTAATCCAGGCATTGTGTATGTTTTTACTTGGATCATTGTAGTAGTTTAATCTAATACTACGCTCCCCGGTGACGGGATGGACTTTGATAAAAGAGTGCATCTGTTCGTCGGTGCCTTGATTATACCAACTCTGTTGCTTGACTGTCACACGAGGCAGTAGGTCTAACAGTCTAGGGGATAGGTACCGTTCGCACTGTGGCAGGTTAACATTTAACCATTTAGTTTTGCCCGACTGTTCAGGATTAGGGTTTTTAACTATCCAAAGACTACGATGCGGGAATGGTCGTTCACGGCGATTAGGTATATCACTGTGCCAGGGCATTTCAATGAGCCCTATACGCTTGGTTGAGATTAGCCTATTGCTGAACTCGGACGTAACATAAGTTTGATCGCCATCTTTAAGTGTGGTGCTTAACTCTCTACTGTAACGATAAGCATCTTCCGTCCATGGTTGTCCAAACCAATGGGTGAACTTCATGTAGTCTAAGAGCTCAAAGTTCATCCGCTTGAATATGATTAAATGTCTATCATAAATCATCGTGCGCCAAGTGTGCGGATCTTGCTGAAAAAACTCCCGGGGGTTGGAAAACTCAACTTCAGTGCCCCAGGATTCTTTGATTGGTGTTAGTTTCATTATGGTATTTATCGGTCACGAAAGTAGTAGAAGAATACTCAGTCTAGCCAATAACTACGTTTATGTGTGTTATAGTGGGCAAATACTTTCCAGGGATAGGTTGGGTTGCGGCCAAGAATCGCGACCGCAACTATATTCCCGAAATATCATTTAAGAAAACAGAAAGTCAAGGTACAGAAGTTACTTACTTCTGGGACGACATCACACAGTACTGCGAGGGAATAAACTCGGCAGACGTGGGCATATTAAGTGCTAGTTTGATGGTCTTAGATGACGAAAAAGAGATAGAAAAACGCAGTCGAGAGCCAAGTAAAGATGGCCAGCGTATCAAGGCTGCACTGAGACTGCGCGATCCTCGCGCCGCCGCTATGTTCCTTATCAAGCAGGGACTAACAGGCAACACCGTTGTATTCGATGCAGAAACAATGATACTGTTAGAAGGCGCACATCACGGAGGTGAGGACACCTACGAATACCGTGCCAGGATCATACCACATGATGAAATAGTAGTTCGAAGCAATCACGGTGTATGGTTGCCCTGGGCAGGATATCAACGTAAGACAGATGATCCGGCAGAGTCTGCCAGTCGTGTCAGCAGTGAGTCAAGACGACTGATTGCCGCCTATGTTGCCGGGAAAGCCAATAGTCCAATGGAACTCATTGATGGCCTTTGTAGAGACTACGTAGGCAATCCACAGCTAAATGTATTCCGTGAAACACACGAAGACAAAAAGATGCGTACCACAGCACAGTTACTGATTGTGCCTAGAGAAGAAACTCTATATGTGCGCCCGGTACAGAGTCATATGACCTATGACTTTTGGCAGCACAATCAACCCGACCAGGACACCTGGGTTGAAATACTAAGCAATCGTCCATTTTATAGTGGCAAAAAAGCCACACTTTCTAGCCCAACTTTTGTACATAAGGTTGACTAGAGAAGTTAAATACAGTATAATAAACACATTACGCGGCGTTCGTAAAATGGTATTACCTTAGCCTTCCAAGCTAAAGTCGCGAGTTCGATTCTCGCACGCCGCTCCAGATTTAAACGTACCAGCGTAACTGGGATGTATGCCAGAAGACATAGAGGCTTCGTGCCAACTGGTATATGTTGGCACAGACTAGAGCGGATAGCCCGCAGTGCAGAAAAGTCCAAACTCGGTGTAGTTTAATGGTAGAATTCGTGGTTTGGGACCATGTGACGGAGGTTCGATTCCTTCCACCGAGACCAAGAGCAGAGGATAGGTTACATTATCCAGTATGAGTCTTCAAGGTAATCCGGAATATCCCTTGGGCAAGCAATAGTACTAAAACTCAATGTAACAGGTGGTAGTGATCTACTAACGGGCCGTCCTCAAAACTTGTGTCCACCAATAACAATTTCGTAGAAAGGAGCAGATATGCCAGCTACATTTCTGGTGAGTGATACCCACTTTGGCCACGCAGGCGTATGTCGTTTTCTGCGTGATGATGGAGTCACCAAGTTGCGTCCCTGGGATGACCCTGCAGAGATGGACGAGGAAATGATTCGTCGTTGGAACGAAACAGTTCGCCCTAACGACAAGGTCTACCACTTGGGTGACGTTGTAATCAATCGACGGGCTCTGCATACGCTGAGTCGCTTGAATGGTGACAAGGTCTTGATCCGCGGTAATCACGATATCTTTCGCGACGACGAGTATAGACTGTACTTTCGCGAACTACGTGCTTACCATGTGCTCAACGGTATGATCCTGAGTCACATTCCTGTACACGAAGCAAGTCTGGGTCGCTTTGGTGTTAATATTCACGGACACCTGCATGCCGGACGGGTTCGGCGGGTTAGTGGTTTCCGTAAGGGTGTTTTGGAATACGGCAACGAAATCGATCCACGATATCATTGTGTATGCGTGGAGCAGACTGATTTTGCTCCGATCCTGTTGGATGACGTTTACAAGCGTATTCAAGCAGAAGGTGGAGAGATTGGCTTCAAGAACGGCAACTTCGGACAAACAGCAGATTGACCAAAGTTAAATAACAGTATATAATAACATCATTAGCTGGCGTTAGCACAATGGACAGTGCAGTAGCCTTCTAAGCTATTGATCCAGGTTCGATTCCTGGACGCCGGACCAGAAAAAGGGTATATGACAAAACAAGTTACACCAGTGGTAAGTCACTTTGAAAGAGTTTTGATTACTGCTGTTAGAGTTAGAGAGCTCCATAGAGGAGCAAGGCCTTTGGTAAACATTAATGCCAAGCCGCCTATCACTGCCAACGCAGAGATTGACGCAGGAAAAATTGGCAGGGAGTATTTGCTAAGAGTTAAATAAAAGTATTGTGCGGAAGAGAGAAACGGTTTACTCGGGAGTCTCATAAGCTCCAAACATCAGGTTCGACTCCTGCTTTCCGCAACCAGTTTTAGAGTTTTTAGTAATAATGCGGATGTGACGTAATTGGTAGCCGTATCGGTCTTAGAAGCCGACGCCGAAAGGTGTGTGAGTTCGAGTCTCACCATCCGCACCAAGATTCTCCTTGATTGACGGAGTATAATAGGATAAGTTGTCAATCACCGTGCGGGTATGATGTAAAGGTAACCTGAATCCTTGCCAAGGATTATTTGCGAGTTCGATTCTCGCTACCCGCTCCAGATTTTTGCCTCGTTAGTTTAATGGTAGAACTCCGTCTTTACACGGCGGTTACGGCAGTTCGATTCTGTCACGAGGTACCATACACAAGCCCGCTTCGGCGGGCTTTTTTTTGGCCAAAAAATCTTGACCTTGTTGCTGTAAAACTATATACTTGACTATGACTAACTTCACTGGAAATATAGACTACAACTACACCACTGATATCACAAACTATGGTTCCCTTGATCTTGGTCCTTGGGATACAACCATGGCAACATCAAACACTTATACAATAAATCCTTCTAGCACCACTGCTGGATCAATATTTGTCAGCACCGGCACGCATTCGACACCAACCTGGACTACTGGTGCTAGCCCGGTACAGATGAATCAATCGGGTAAGATAAAACTCACTGGCGAAGGCGCAGACGTTGAAATAAACGGACTAAGCCTTAAAAAAGTACTGGAAGGTATTGAAGATCGTCTAGGCATGCTACGACCCGCAGCCGACCTAGAAAAAGACTGGGATGAACTACGACGCCTGGGCAATGAATACAGACAGCTGGAACAAGAGATACGTGAAAAGATGGCAGTCTGGGACACACTTAAAAAACAAGACCTATGAATGCCATGATCGTACATAGTTTTATCATGGCCGATGTTGAAGATCCTGAGATCTATGCTGCCGAGCCACTGTTAAAATGGGAACGGAGTGAAGCAGGTCAATGGGTTATGACCAATGCCCTGGAAACTCCTACATGGCAGACATTCGCAGATCATAATATCTACGGCATCAGGTGCGTGATCAAGGCCCGACTACGTGAAGAAGATGCTACCTTTTTTACTCTAAAGTGGGGCAATGCTCAACAGCAATGATCCTAGTCTGCGTAGAAAATCCACGCTATCCGCTTAGAGTAGAAGTCCGAACAGCCAACGGATTTTCGGATCTAGATTGGCAACTGCTGGGCGACGATGCTGTAACCGGATCCATAGACCAGTGGGCTCAAGCCAATCAAATCGGGCGCAGGGTCAGCTACAACATGTGGAGTTGTACGGGCCAAAAGGAAAAAACGGCTTTTTTACTACGCTGGCATGGCTATTCTGTAGCGTAAAAACCACAGACAAATAACCCAATATTTGCTATAATAATGGTATGGATCAGTTTCATACTATTAAAATCTCGCCGCGGTATCGCAACATGTACCGAGTCGAAGACCATGTGAATATGGTATGGGG